ATCTGCAAACCCCACGGGTAGAGCGGCCGCGAACTCGGCTCGGCTGGGGACGGGGTCGACAGGTCCCGCGCCGCCGGCTTCAGCTTCATGTTTACGAGATCCATCGTTAGCCTCCCAGCTCCACATTCGGCACCACGCCGAGAATCGTCAACGGCAGCGGTTGACTCTGCCGGATGAGCACGCGGCCGTATTTATTGAACGTCTTCGTCGTGTTGATTTCCACCTGGCCGGTGTATTCGTCGGCGCCCGGTTCCCACACCGGCGCCGCATACGGCCGCAGATGCGCGCTATCGGGCCCGGCGGTGAACGCGCGCGAGCTGCGATCAATGAGCACCTGGACGGGCCCGACGGCTTTTTGCTTGTCGCGCACCGCGGCGCCGGCGACGTCGAGGTCGAGCGTCTCGAGGTCAGCCGTATAGCGCAGGCCGACGTGGATGTTCGTGTAACTCGCCGGCAACACGACCGGCAGCGTGCCGGCGGTGACCGTGAAATCGGCCGCATTACTCGCGGTCGGATCGCCGTCGAAAATCACGGCGCCGTCGCCCACAACCGCGACCACCTGGCCGTTGAGATGCCCGAGCCCGGTCACGTTGTTGACGGCGACGCCGGCGTAACTCAGGCCGCAGTCGACAAAGAAACAATCGGCGTCAAAGGTCGCCGGATCGATTTCGCGTTTCTCGAGCCGCTCGATATAGCGCACCGTCGCGGCGCCGATCGTGCGGCGCACGATGAAATAGACCGCATCGCCGTCCGCCTCCGGCACGACGCAGACATCCCAGAACCACCCGAGCGTCTCGTGCCGATGCCAGCCCCACACCTCAAGCTCGCGGAGATAGGTCATACCCAGGAGCACGCCGTCATCGCGCACACACCACACGATCGAGTGCGGCACCTGCGCGTAGTCCATCCGGCGCAGCGTGCGGCCGTCGAAGAGATGGCTCGAGAAGATCGTCAAGTCGCGGCCGGCGAGGCCTTCGACCGCGATGTCAAACCGCACATCGCGCGGGATCGAGCCGCGCGCCTGCAGATAGATGATTGAATTGCCGACGACGACCGGTGGCACATCCGCCGCGCCAGCATACGTTTCCTGATCCGCGTGGATACTATTCGGCGTCAGCACGTTCTCGGCGCCGCCGCGCACGCTCCACTCACCGGCATCCGTCAACACGATCAGCGATTTCAGGCCGACCAGGTGCCGCACCGGATGATGATGATTCGCCGCCATGCGGAACTCGAGCGCGTCGTCATCCTGGAGCGGGCTCGAGACGGTGAAGTTACTGGGATAGCCCACGCGTGAGCCGTGCACGGCGTCGGGCGTCGTGTTCGTGTAGCCGAAAAAGCGGCGCTGCTGATAACTCGCCGACACGCGCGGGTAGTTGTCGGTTGTCGCGAACATCGCCACCGGGAGCGGCGGCGTGATCGTAAAGTCGGGCTCAAAGCCGACGTCATGAAACAGTCCGGCGGCGCCCGTCGCCGTGCCGATAAACCCATACGTGCCGTTGTTGAAAATGTCGGCGTAGACGTAATACTCCGGGCAGCCGGCGATCGGCGTCCACGTGAGCACGTGCGGCGCGGCCTGCGTCGGCACCGCGCACGCGGCGTTAATCACCTGCCCGCTGGCGATCGACTCCTCATAGTCGGCGCCCGCCGCGGTCACGACGTAGCCATACGTGAGCGCGCCGGCGCCGCCGGGCGTCAGCACGAGGCCGGCCGGCGGGCTCACCTTCGGCGTCGTCACGATCGGGTTCAACGTCCAGCGCGTCAGCGCCTCAAAAATCAGCTCGTGCGGCGTGACGGTTTCATGCGTTAGCGTGATCACGCGGCCGCTCTGCGACCAATGCACGCCATTGGCGAACGGCGACGGCAGCTCGAGCAGACCGCCGGCCGGCATGGGATGCCAGAACGTCGCATTCGGAGGGACTTGGTTCAGCGAGGGAATTTTCGCGTAGTAGTTGACACCGGCCTCGAGCACCAGATCGCCATTCACGTAGTTGACGACGGCCGACCAGGCCGCCGGCGCCGCGATCGCGACCGGCGCGCCATTCTTAAAGAAGCGGAAATAGTTCTGCCCCGCTTCGATCAAGAGCGACTCGCCCGTAATTTCGGATTGATACGGAAAGATCGTGACCGTGGGGCCGTTAAATTTACATTCGGCCACAAACCGCGTGCCGGCGCGATTACTGACACCGCCCGAGCGGTGGACGAACATATTGCGGAGCGTGCGCGCGCCGGTCGCGTATTTGATGTCGTCGGCCCTGGCGTGCAGCGCCGGCGCGAGCTCGCCACCGCCAAAACTGCGCTGCATCGCGCCTTCGACCGGGAGCACGCCGCCAGGCATTACTCCCGCCCTCGGATCCAGTCGGCATCGGTGTCACGCGAATCGCCTTGCTGCTCGCTCGCATCCGCGAGCCGCGCCTTTTCGATCACGAGGTAATACTGCCGCCACGCCGCATCGGCCGCCCGCGCGCGCAGCTGCGCCTCGGTGGCCTTGCGCTCGCGCGGCCGGTCCTGCGGCCCGCGGCCGAGCTGCTCGGTCCCGTCCGGATCCACCTGCGCGAGCGACGGCGCCAGCGACGCCGCCAGGCGCCACGCGAACGCATCGCGGAAGATCGCATCGGCCCGGAGCACGCAATTCAGAATGCGTGCGGTGTATTCAAACGTCGGCGCCACGACGCGCGCATAGATGAGCGCGCCCGTCGCGTCGCTGCCGAGGCGGAACATCTCCGGGTCGCGCTCGCTGCGTGATCGTGACCAGGCCTCGGTCGCCATGCGGCGGATCTTGATCGCGTCGGCCGGCGCGCGATAGGCATACGTCCAATCGTGATTCACGGGCACGGTCGCCGTGCCGGCCACAAACGCCGGCGTGACATAGGCCGTCGCAAACGCCCACGGATAATCGCGCAAGACCGACCGCAACTCAGCCTCAAAGATGAGCCGCGCGGCTTCCGCTTCGCGCGATTGCTCCGTCGCCAGATTCCCGATCGTCTGCGCGCCGATGCGAATGAGCGCGCGATTCACGACGGCGACATTGGCAGCCAGGGCGCCCGCGCCCGGGTCGAGCGCGAGCGCATCGACGGCGCTGCGCGGGCCCGGGTTGCCCGGCCGCATGACCTCAAAGGCCGTCGCGATCTTCTTCTCATACTCCGCGAGGCAGAGCTTCGTCACATCCGCGATCCGCGTCAGCGGGCCCGCAATGAGCGACGCCAGGCGCCACGTCAGCGCATCGATAAAGAGCGGATCGCCCTGCGACGCGGTGCAGGCCGGCCGCGCGGTGTATTCGAGCTGCGCCGCCGCTTGATTGGTGAAGAGGCGCCCGCCCGTCGTATCGAAACTGAGCTGGAACGGCGGCGGCGTCGGATCGACCGCGCCCTCGCGCACGACCGCGAGCCGGCGCTCAAAGACGCAATCGCTCGGCTGCCGATAGCTATAGGTCCAATCGCGATTCACCGGCGACGTCGTCGAGCCGCCGAGCAGCGACAGCACGGCGTAGCGCGTCGCGAACGGCCACGGGAAATCGCGGAGCGTGCTCTCGATCGCGCGTGCGTAATGGAGCCGGCACACGTCCGACTCTTCGCTGTTATCGACCGGCGGCACGGCGGTCGACCAATACGTCGCATTCGGCGGTTGCTGATTCGTGTGCGCCAGGATGCAGTAATACGTGACGCCGAGCCGCGTCGCCGCGGCGCGCACGGCATAGAGCGTCGCCGCCGACCAGGCCGCGGCCACCGGCACCATCAGAAAGCGGATTCGGTTCGAGATCCCGATCCGCGACAGCGCATCATTAAACACGCGTTTCGTGAACGGCTCGCACTCGACGGAGAGATCCGTAAGGATGTCATCATCGCCACCGCCGACCACCGTCGGCGGATCGCCGTCGCCGCCATCATCACCGGGCGGATCGTCCGGCGGCTCCGGCGGATCCGGGTCGCAGTCAGGGAGCTCGAGGAGACAGGGCGGCCGGTCCGGCGGCACGGGCCAGAACTCGCCGCATTCACTCATGCCGCTGCCGCTCGCGGCGGCGACCGTGCCGCCCCAAATAATCATGTAGTGATAGACGGCGAGGTTCGCATTGAGCGAAATCCCAACCGTGAATTGGTTGATCGCCGCCGCCATAATCGCCGTCGCCGACGTCGCGCCGCTATCAGCCCGGAAGGCGGTCGTCGTCGGCATCTGGCAATCTTTCACGTAGCTCGCCGCCCCCTCCGCCGCGACGAGGATCCAGAGCGGGCGCTTCCCACTCAGCCCTGGCACGGTATGCACAAGGTCGCGCGTCGCGAGCCCGTTGCCGATGTAGCTGCCGAAGCCGAATACGCTATACACGTTCGGATCGCCCGAGCCGTCGTCGCTGCGCATCGCGGCAAAGACGGCGTGCTTATACACCTCCGCGCCAAAGGCGGTCTGCATCGCAAGCACGCCGGCGCCGAAGGAAATCCCGTTATTACTCGTGCCACCTGCATCAAGCCGGCTCATCGCATTCGCCGCGTGCCCAGGCCCTTTGAAAAACATTTCCAGTGAGGCGTAGTTGCCCTGGCGCTGCTCGAGGATCAGCGCCGCGAGCGGCGTGAAAGTCGGCACGATGAGATTGCGCGTCCGCGGCAGGAACTCGTCGCTGTGCGCGATCGCGCCGTTCAGGAGGAAGCGCATGCCGGGATCGGCGACCGACGTATACACATACGTGTCACCGACGCGATTCATCTCGAGGTCGCTGCCCGCGATATGGATCCGATACCCCTTCTGCTGCGCGCCATCAAAGCCCGCATTCAGCCACGCCCACTCGGCTGGAATCGGATCG